GCGAAAAGACTGCATTCCCCGATGTGGATCCGCCCACGGTTGTCTGGGCCGACCCGCTCGATCCGCCGCTGCCGCCCGCGCCCTGAAGCTGGAAATTCGCTCCGTCGTACACGACAGTGACGATCTGCCCAGCAGCGATCTCGCCGCCCGTGAGCGCGGCGGTGCCATTCTTCTTGATCGGATAAGCCGTAGCCGCCACGTTGAGCGTCGATGCGCCAGTGTTGGCGTTGAGTGCCTTCAGCGCCAGCATTGTTCCGGCCACCGGAGGCTGCACGGTATAGAGCGGCCACACGTAAGCGTTCGCCGCGCCAGTGTCCACAGCGAACGGGACGCCCGCTCTCTGTGGGTTGAGCAACTGGTAGCCAGCTTCGCTATAAACCATAAAGGCCAGCGAGTTGGCCACGAGATCGCCCGCATCGAGCGGCGTGTTGTAGCCCTTGCAGATGTTGAGCGTCGCGGTCTCCAGCGCGCCCCCTATCCCGAAAGGCCCCTCACCGTTTGAGAGCAGCGTCGATGGCCCAGTGTTGGTGTGAGCTGTGAGCATTACAACCAACATGCCGACAGTCAGCTCGTAAAGAGTGCCGTTGCCCGGATTGAGCGTAAGTTCGTATGCATTCGCCACACCCGTGTCGACGCCATAGTTCCAAAAGTTTTGTTGGATATGAGGCGCGGACGGCCACGGTGCGTATGTCTCCCAAGCAGCGCCATTATCCTGATAAACAACTTGCAGATCGGTGGCGACGTAGATCCGGCCCGGCATCCCGTCCGCGCCGCCGGTTGTGGGGCAGTCCGCGTTGGGGCCGAAGCTGATCATCGAACTGAAAGAAATAAGCATCGAGTCTCCTAAGCCACGTCGATCTGGTCGCCGTCCACAGTCACCGGTGTATCACCCACGACGATGATGTTCTCCGGGTCGTAAACAGTTCCCCAAACGGTCACTGTCGCCGAGCCTGACGCCGTTGGGTCCGCAACGCTGGTAGCCGTGATCTCATGCGTGCCAGCGGTGTCCGGAGCGTTATAGTTTCCCGTCGCGTCTACAGTGCCCACGGTGATGTTGCCGCCCATATTGCCGTCCACGCTCCAGCTCACATTCGGGTTGGCGTTATTCAGCACGGCCGCATCGAACTGCACCTGCGCCCCAGCGGCTACGCTTTGTGTCGGCGGCGTTACCTGCACAATCGTGCCCACGCTCAAGCCTGTCGTGCAATAGAGCGCGAACACATCCGCCGCGCCTGGCCAGATTATCGATCCGGTGTTATTGCCGAAGTCGATATGCACAACGTTGTCGGCGTCCAGGTAGCTATCCTTCACTCCTGTAGCCGGCGTCCCATTGTCGGCGTAGTCCCAGCCGCTGGTGCCAACCATCGCCTCCAGTGTGGATCCATCGCCAGCGGATTCGGGCAGCGTAAGTGTCGCGCCGTTTGCCACGCCCAGCGCGCAACCCACGCCGAACACCTGGCCGTTGGTCAGCGTGCATTGCATCCAGTTGCCGCCGCTCAGCGTTTCTGTGGTGATGGAGCCCATGTTGTTTTTCCACGCGAACACCAGAACCGCCGCATTGCCGTGCCACACGTTGCCTGAGCCGTCCTTATAGTTGCAATGCACCGCCTGCACATCGTCCACATAAGCGCCAACCCAGTGCGCCTGATTGCCGGTGGGCACGCTCGCATCGTGCGGATAAGCCACCATGAAGGACTTCGCGGCCGTATAGCCGGCGGGCAGCTCCACCGTAAAGCTGCCATCGCCGGCCACCACTCCCATGCCCCACACAATCTCTTCGCCGCCCAGCAGCGTAAGCGGCAGCCAGGTCAACCCATCCGCCACGTTGGTTACATCCGCGCTCAGCCAGGTCAGGCACGCATAGTTCACATCGCCGTTCCACAGGTGGCCTTCGCCGTCTTCATACTGCAATGTCAACAGCAGCGATGCGCTCACACTGCACTGCGCAACGATATGCATGATGTTGTCGTTGAACAGATAGCCCGCCGGGCCTGCCCATGCCAGCACGTTGGCCGTTGGAAAGCCTGTGGACGGAAGCTGGAAGGGCGAGCCGCTTGCGCCCAGGCCAGTGAAGAAAGCCCAGGTGCCACCGCTGGCCAGCGGAATGGAAGTGAAGTTGCTGTTGTTGCCCGGATCGCTGCCCGGCACTTCCGGGTCGCCGTTCTGCGTTGGGTCGCTTGTGTCATACATGATGGCCGGGTTATATGGCCCAAGCACAAACCCTATCTCGCCGCTGCTTTCGCTCGGCTTCAGCGCGATCGCGCCGCCGCTGCCAGTGGCCTGGCAAGTGGGAGGAACTTTCTCCAGCCCATCCAAAACTTCGTACTCACCCGCATATTGAAAATTGGCCGTGGTGTCGATGGTGACGTGGTCGCCGCATTCCACAGCCGCGGCAAGGTTCCCGTAGGCGTCGTTCGCAAAAAAGGATGTCTTCAGCTTTACCACCGGCGGCGTTACATAGGGCGCGGACGGAACCAGCGCGCCGCCTGCGTTGACCACATCGACGCCGAGCAGCCGATCTCGCTCGTATGCCGTGATGCGGGCCACCTGATCCCAGGTGGACGTGGCGTAATCCAGCGTCTCCTTTACCTTGTCGCGCTGGCGCGGCAACCCAACTCCAACAGCTCCCCGAGCATACTGGTTCGCTTTGTGATCGAAGATCGGCGTGCGTTTTTTGAATCGCGAATAGAGCAGGCCGATGCTGCCCACCGCGCCAACCGTGTAGGGATAGTTCTCACCCTTGCTCACCAACGTGAATGTCGATGGATCGACCTCTTCCGGAGTGCCAGGGTTCTCTACGTCCGGCACTGTGTTCACCTGCCACACGCCGTCGTAGGGCGTGCCGGTAGCGCCCATCTGGATCCAATCGCCGGGCACAAAGGGATGCGGCTCCTGAGTGGCCACGTTAGGCCAAACAATGGATGCTACCTGCGAACATGCTGGCACAAGCAAATCGAGAAAGCGCCCCAGATAAGAGTTCGCGCCCGTGTGCAGCTTCTGATCGTCCGCATCCCACGATCCGGGCAGTATATTCGCGCGGCTGAATGTGAACACGCTCGACCTCGGCATGTCGCATTTCATGCCGATCTTGCCGGCGTATTCCGTGCCGAAGCTGCGGCAGCATCGCAGTATCTGCTCGTCGATAGCCTGCAGCGTTGTCTGCTGCGCAAAGCTGTAACTACCTTCGAATCGCCTGCGCCCGTTGGCTAGAAACTCATCGAAATACTGCGCGGCAGCGTAGATCGATCCCCAATCGAAGGCGTTCACCGCGGCGGTGGGCAGCGGATCGGGGCCAGCAACAAAGTCGATGCCCCAATCCGGGAACACCTTGCGGCGCAGATAAAGCTCCACGCGATGCCACGCCGGGTTCGTCGTGAAGGCGTAGCCGGTCTGGTTCCCTTCGTCGTCGAACAGGCGGCAGCGCAGCGCTCGCCACAGGCCGATGGGCGCAAGGTCGGTCCACTGCGACGGATCGTTCTGGTGCGTATTCGTCTGGTTCTCGATGGGTTGTTTGCGCATCAGCCCGTAATAGGCCATGCGGGAGAAATGGAGCGGCTGAATTGCAGACGGGAAAAGAGACCACAGCGCGTCCACGCCCTGGTCGGGTCCATAGCTGCCTGGCGTCAAGCCTGAGCCTATGATCGAGTCGGCGCCACGATGGAAGTTGAATACAATGCGCTGCCGCGCGTTATCCAGGCAGTCGTACCAGTTCCAGCCCTTCCAGTTGCTTGTGATGGTTGTGTCCCCGTTCCAGATCAGCGTGTCGTTGGTCCATAGCTCCATCGGGCCGTCCCACTCGCCGTCGCCCAGTATCCAGTAGCCGACGCGTGTGTAGTCGAGAGCGGAATCGCCCGTGGTGAGCGGCTCGCCAAGCTGGTAGTAACCTTTCCGCAGGCCCGTCGCCCATACATAGCCAAACGCCAGGGGCAGCGGCACTCCCTCGGTTTGGTCCGCGCTGCTGCTGGGCGTGATTGGGGCGTTGAAGAACATCTATATCTTCCTCCGCCGGTTGATCACGTTGCTGGCCGTGTTGGCCACGGCCTCGCCATAATTCTTCTCGTAATTGTTCAAAATGACGAAAATCCGCTCGACCACCTGGCACGTCTGGAAGCTGTAATTGCATTCGACGCCGGACGTCGCGCCACAGCGGCGCCCGCCATATTGCAGTTGGCACGTCTCGCAGAGGATCTTGTCTGGCGTGTCGAGCTGCGAGGGATTGATGCACGGTTGGCCCTTCAGCTTCACCGTGTCTACGCCGACGCTCTGCACGGTCAGCGTGCCATGCACCTCAAGCCACGCTGCCTGCGCATCCGCCTGCCATAGGCGGTAAACGAACATTGCGCCTTCCAGCGCCGAGCGCCGAGCGATCTTCTCGAAGTCGCGGCTCAGCGTATCGCCGCTCAGGTTCTGGATCACGAACGATCCGACGTCGGTCTGCAAGCTGCGATGAAACGTGAACCCCGGCACTTCCACAAGCCACGGGCTATAAGGCCCCGAGCCATAAGCGTTCAGGCCCGGATAGCCCCAGCCCGAGATGTCGCCCGGCATGGTGTAGTACACAGCCAGCCCAATAAATTGGCAGTTGAAGTTCGCGGCCCCAATCGCGTCGCCGCCATTCAGATCCGCCGATATCCGAAAGGCAAGCGTGGACCAATCCGGCGAAGTCCCCAGGCTTGTGCCGTTGAGTTGCTGCACCGGTCCGTTGACAGCATTTGGTCCGCCAGGGAAGTCCGAATGGGTCAGTGCCCCGCCCGCGATAACAACCCCGTAGATAGCCTGGATCGACGCGCCGCCTGGCATTGGCGGCAGCGCGAAGCCGCTCCACTGGCAGGTGTACACTCCGCCGCCCACGCCACCGCCGCTCGTGTTTACCACACTCGTATTGGTTCGTCCGTCCGCGCTAAATACCGATGCGGGCGCGGCTGAACTGCCCCATGTCGGCCCAGCCTCTACTATCGAGGTAAGCGTCGTGGGAAATGCCCATGCGATGCTCTGGCCAGCGCCCAAAGCCACCGGAGGCGCTGCATACGCGGGAATGGCGCCGGTGAGCACGACTGGCGCATTGCTGGGCCGGTCACTCCAGTAATAGAGGTTGCCGTTGACATCTTGCACGTCCAGCAGATTCACAGGCGCAATGCCCGTGCGCGCGCCGCCAACGGCCTTCAGACTTGGAGGATAAGGGATCATCTCATTACCTCCAGCGCGTACCAGCTCACCTTGTATCCAGTGGCCGCTTCGTCTTTCGTGTTGTCTACAGTCACTTGCACGCGATGGATATCGAGCGGCATCGACTGCTGCGTAAGCACGATCTGCGGCCCAAGATCCTCAGCGGCATAAAGATTCAGCGTCTCCAGCAGCACGCCGTCGATATACACGTCGCATTTGCCGAACTCTGGTCCCTGGCACATAAAGAGCCGGAACCCGTAGCCGCGGTACTCATAACAGGCCCAGTCGCCGGCGGCCGTGCCGATATTGTCCATGGTCACGTAATTCAGCGTGGCTGCCGCGTTGGCTGTCTGTAACTGCGCCAAGCCGTAGCTCGGCGTGATGCCCGAAAGGAATGTGCCTATCGAAGCCGTGCGCGCGGCCTGCGCCCACAGGTTCGTTGGGCTGTTCGTCGCCAGCTTCTGATCGCCCTGGTCGTTATTCACCAGGAACACAATCGCATCGTGCGTCCAGTCGCCTGGATACTCGGCCATGTTCTGCTCCGGAAGCTCTTCGAAGGTGACATTCTGCACGGTCCACATGCCGTTGCCCAGCTCCACAGGGGTCACTTCCGATGTGAAGCGGCCCACATATTGGCGGCCTCCGCCGTCCCAGTCCACGATGGTGAAGAAGCCGTCCTCGTACTGCTCGCCGTACCACTTCAACCGCTGCACGCAGGCATAGGTGCGCGTCATCCAGCTCAGGCTGAAGGTGTGCCCGGTGTTCTGCGTTTCGCGCGTCCAGGGTGTGCCGCCCACGGCTTTCTTGTTGAGCTTCGTGTTCGGCCGCTTGCGGCTGAAGTCGTAGTCCGGAGTCATCGAATCCTCAATGTCTTCGGTCCAATTCGTCGTCGGGTTCAGGATGTCGGATGCAGGCATTACAGGCCGCCCCCTGAGTTCTCCGCGTAGCTGTTGTTCAGCGCGCCGCGAATAATGTGCTTGTTTTTGTCCATAAAGTCGGCCACACCCTTGGCGTCGATCGCGTGAACGTGCAGATGCACGTCGCCCATGGAGGGCCGCTCCGCCGGCGCTGAGCCACTGTTGCCTTGCGTCACAGCTCGCACCATCGCCGCGTTGTCAACCCCGCTGAAGATGCGCTCGCCGGCGTGATTGATGTTCAGTCCCGTCTGCTCAACGTAAGGCGTGCCGGATGCGTAGGAAGCGCCCGACGCTGTATATAGGCTGCGCCCGGCCTTCTCTTCGCTGCTGAATTTGGCCATGGCCTGCATCAGCTCCGTCTTGATGGTGTCGTTCCAGTAGTGCTCGGCTTCCACGCCCATCTTCTTGGTCGCGGCCCAGCTTGGGCCAATCATCTGCTGCACGTCGCTGTAGGCGTCCATATAGCTCATGCTGCCCTGGCCGTATGCGTCCTGGTCGCTGGTGATGCGCGGTCGAATTTCCTTCAGGTCGTAAACGCGCGCCTGCTCTTTCTCGCCCTTGATCGCGAGGCCAACCCCAATGGCAGCACCGATGGCAGCGCCTACCGGGCCTCCGAACTCCATGCCAATCTGCGCGCCCTTTTCCGCTCCGCCCAGCATTCCGCCGCCGCCGTGGCCCTGAGACTGCGAGAACAAGCCAATGCCAGCCTGCCCAGCGCCGATCATGCCATCCGCGCCGCCCGCGGCAACGTTGGCGCCAACGCCTCCAGACTTCGCCGCGCTGAATGTACCGTCCTTGCCGAAGATGCCTTGCATCGGAAAGCTTGTGGTATCGAGATCGCCGCCCGACGTGGATCCCGCGCCGGCCGCGCCACTCATTCCCCATGGCGCGCTTGATGTTGTGGTGTCCCCCCAGTTACTTCCCTCTGCATCGCTCGACGGCCCAGATCCCGCGCCGGCCGCGCCACCAGGCTTCTTGCCGAAGTACCCGGCCATCTGTTTGCCGAAGCCCATGGCCTGCTGGCCAAAGCCCATCAAGGCGCTCGCGGATCCTCCGCGCGAAGACACAGCGCCTGTGGATCCTGTGCTGAAGCTCGATCCATGTCCCGGCTCGGCTGTTGCTCCGCCGCTGAAGCCTCCGGACACGCCCGTCGTGCCGCTGGCCATCATGCCTGTGCCACCGCCAGCGCTGAAAGCGCCCGCCCCTCCACTCGATGCGGGCCATGCGCCGCCCGACGTTGATCCGGAGCCGAGCGCCGATCCGCCGCCGCTGAAGTACGCACTGCCGACTTGGATGGTGGCCTGCGCCACGCTGAACGCGCCTTGCGTCATAGCGTGCGCGCCGGCCGTGCCGGCCGCATCCTTTTTCTTGCCGCCGAACAAAACGCCCAACAGGCCGGCACCAGTGCCCGCTTCCTCGATGGATTGCGGCCTCGCTGTACCAGGATGCTTTTGCTGGACATGCTGCACCAGCCTGGCTGCCATATCGCCCAGTACCTTATTGCCCTGCTCTTCGAGGTATTTGGTCGGGTGCTCCATCCCTTTGAATAGCGAATCGAATTCACCGGCCATCTTCTTGCGCGCTTCGGTGGCTGCCGCAACGCGCTCAGCATTGGCTTCTTCCTCGGCGGCTGTGACGCGCCGCTGATAATCGTCGAAGCCAATCTCTTGCGCCTGTAACTCCGCGAGATACTTCGTTTTGCGCGCCTCAAGTTCGACCTGGATCGCCGCCGTCTTGTTTTTCTCCGCGTCGAACCACTTTGTGCGGGCCTGCGCCTCGATCGCTTCGGTCTCTTGTGTGTTCCTGCGGGCCAACTCCCCGGCTTGCCCGGCCGCGCCGGCGTTGATGCCCGCTTCGCCGCGCGCCAGATCATTGGGATCGTAGCCGTTCTTCGCGAACTCCGCCTTCAACTCGGCAATCTTGGTCTGCGCATCGGCGGCGATGCGCGCAAACCCCTGCAGCTCGCGGTTCGCACTGGTACTCACAATCTCATCCACGCGCGCCTTGAAGCTGTTGTTCAACTCGCCGATCTGCCGGGCGGTCTCGCGGTTCACTGCATCGATCTCGGCCAGCCGCGCGCCTGGATCGTCCGTGGGCTTGGCGTAGATATCGGCAATCTTATTGCGCCCTTCCTGCCTTGCACGGTCCACGCCGCTCAAGCCCGCGAGCTGCGTTGCCTCGCGCATCTCGCGTACTTTGTCGTTCTCCGCCTGCAGGCGCTTCATCTCTTCGCCGTGGAACTTGGCGTGGACATCGTCCACAGCCTGGTCTGTATCGAGGTGTCGGCGCTTCAGATCCTCGATCGCGGCCGATTCCTGCTGATGGTAGAGCGCGCTGCCGCTCAGCCTTGATTCAATTGCTTGTTCGTGAATGCGGCGCAGCTCGTCGGCTTTGGTCTTTTCGTCGGCGCCGCTCGCATCCGCGCGGGCCTTGGCCGCTTCAGACCCTGCGAGATAATCCTCCGAAGACTGCGAAGAGCGGAGGTAGTTAAAAAGACCAGCTCTGCCGCCTCTCGGCGCAACAGCGTTGCCCAGCTTGCCTTCTTGTTCGTCGCTGAATCTCGCATTCTCCGCGTTGATTTCCAGGCGTTTTTGCCACTCCGCCGTAATTTCCTGCTCTTTGCCGAGCTGCCAATCGTAGGTGTGGTGGACCTCGATAGCCTGCAGCCGCTCTTCGTGCATTTGCGTGCGCTTGGCGTCATTAAGCCTGTCGAGATCACGCTGAGCCTCCATTGCATTGGCCTGGGCATTATGCGCCCACCAACTGTCGTGAAGCGACGCCAACATGTTTCCGGCCGGGTTTATCAACCCCAAAGGCGAATTGAGATCGTTTTGCTTCTTCTTATTCAATTGGTCGACTTCAGCTTGGTAAAAATGCAGCGCCGCCGTGGCCTGGTCGATCCTGAGCCGCGTCGTCTCGATCGAGCGCGTATTCCCAAAGTCCTCTTTTGCCGACTTGGCAATCTCCGCGTTGTAATCCTCCACAGCCTGATTGACATTCAGCACGTTATGCCAAAGCGCTTGAGCCCCGCGGACCAATGCTTCGAAGACATGACCGCCGATCTCGATCGCGCCCATCGCGATCAATCCGGTACCGATGCCGCGAATCGCCCCGCTCAATAAAGCGCTTTGCGAGATCGCTTTCTCCATCGCCCTTGGAATGTGGATCCCGAAGTCGTCACGCAGCAAGCGCACATTATCGAGCGAGCTGAGCGAATGCTTGCCGATGCGGTCCATCCCTTCGGCAACCTTCGCGCCCGTCGTCGCCCCGGCCGCGCCGAGCTGCTCGACATTCTTCGTCACCCCGGCCATCACCGGCCCAGAGTTGGAATCGGTGACGGTGACGACGATGTTTACCGCGCTCGACTCTACGCCCATGCTCTATGCCCTCTTTTGCCGAAACTTTGCGCCGCATCCAGGGCACTCGCGCCCGAACCGGTTATGCTGGCGCTGCCCGCACGCGCTGCACGCCGGGTGATTGCCTTCAAACGTTTTCCGCGCGCGATGAAGCGCGACCAGGCCGGCAGCCTCAAAGGCGGTGAGCTGGTTCGCGCCGATGCGTATGCCTGCCCGCTGCATGGCGTCGAGATGGAGCAGATGCTCCGCGAACCGGTAATAGCCATAAGCCAGCAGCTCAGCGGGGAGCGTTCGCTCAAGCCGGGCGCGCGTGGCCTCGTTGGCCTGCGCTCCGGCGCGGTCGATGTTGGCGCGCGCAAAGTCGCGCTCGAAGATTTCTTCAAGCGCCATGCGCACGCCCTCTGTGTCTTTCCAGACATCAATCGCCATCCTCGTCAACCTTCACCGACGCCGGCGCAAACAGCGCGTCCGCCGCGCCAACCTTGTGATATGCGTCCATGAACTCGATGACCTGGTCGCGATCCGGAGCGGCGCCGTCCACGGTGTAGCCTTCAACACTCACGATCAGCTCGTCGTAAAGCCCCACGAGCGTGGCTTGCGCGCCCAGCCAAATCGTCTTGCCGTTGCGGCTGCCGCCCACCACGCGGCTGCGCGTGCTGTCGCGCGATATACGGCGCTGCTGCTCGACGCTTGGCACCCTGAAGTTATGCCGCAGGCCGGTGAATTTCCGCATCTTCCCGCTTGCATCCGCGGACCACACCGCGTCGAGATATACGCTCTCCTGGCCCAGCGCGATCGCTTCATCGTCGCTTGGGTCGGAAGGGCGCACATCTATCAGTGTGTTGGCCACGGCCAGCCTGTGGCCCAGCGGCAGCATGTCCTTCCAGCCGTCGACCTGCGCAATATTCGTCTTGCCATTGGGCAATGCGTAGCCCTCGGCCGTAGTGAGCGTGGCGTACAGCAGCTCAAGCCGCGCCGAGCTGGACTCGAAACTGTCCACGCGCTTGCCGTTGACATTCTCGCTGGTGGATTGAATACCTTCAAAATAGCGCAGCCACACCTTGGCCGGGATCCGCGCGATGGTGAGCGAGTAATTTTTGCCGCGATCCTCGATCGTGATGATGCGCGGCGCTTTCAGCTCAATTGCAGACATGGGTCCTCTTTTCGTTTGTCGGTTGGGATTTTCGATACGCGGTGCAGGGCTGAGGACCCTTTGAAGATTGAACGCTCAGGCAGCCGTGAGAGCGTTCGAGCCGCGCGTGGCGCGGATGCTACAGGATATTCGAATGCGGGCCGGATGATCTTCTATCCGGCCCGCGTGTTGGTTGGGACTTTGGGACTTGCAACTATTAGCCTTCGACCGACCTTTAGCCTTATATTTCGAACGGGCAATCGGTTTACCGTCCAGCCTGTCCTCTCCAGCGTTCGTTTCCTACTCATCCCCATTTGCGTTGGTGGAATTTCGTTAAGCTTCGGCGGTCAGGTACGCAGCAACCGCGTTGGTAACACCCACTGTGATGGGCGGCGTGGTGCCGCTGGCGTCGAAGCAGGAAGATTCGTCGCCCTCGATCTGCCACACGATCATGTCGCCATCCAGTCCCATCTTGGTGGCCTTGGAGTGCATGTGTGGGATTGAGACCGTGAGCTGCGCGGCCGATCCAGAGTTGACGGTCAACTCGTAATCGCACTCGGTATCGTTCTCGAACAATGTGTAGGTGTCATCCGTGTCCTTGGCTGCAATCGTCGTGGAGATGCTGAACTTGGGATTGCCCTTGCGCACAAAGATGCCATACAGTCCGCCGCCCGGCGCCTTGTGGATCTGAAGCTGATTCTGGAACTTCAGCGTAGTGCTCATGTGCCGTCCAAGGAAGCTGGCAGTCTCGCCCACCGGGCCAAACATCAGGCTCGCATCCGAGCCCAAAATGTAGCTCTCCGCGCCCAGCGCGGGCAGTGAACCGATCGCGCCCAGCGTCTGGCGGCCTGTGCCCTTCATGCTCATCTCGGCCATAATCGCGCCGATCTCGCTGATGGTCAGGGTCACTTCATCGATGCACATATCGGGCACCGTGCGCTCCACAGCCTCGGTGTCCTGCACGTAGATCGTCGTCGGCACCGCGGTGCGCGTGGTCTCGTCGAAGTCGAAGGTGTGCGTGTAGGGCGACGCGTCTCCAGTCACAGTGTCGGTGCCCATCAGGAATGCGAACAGATAGCCTGCCAGCCAGGGCGAGAGTTCGGCTTTGAATCCACTGAAGGCGGTGTCCCAGCTCGTTACCTGGCCGTTGGTGGCAAATGCGGTGCCTTTTCCCGCATAGGCCAGGTCGCTGCGCCGCGTCTGCGTAAGCTCCAGGCCCGCCGCGCCGTCGAAGCGCTGCCGCTGGGTAAGGTAGCCGCCGGTGAGCGCGGTATTCCACGCGGACTGCGAGGCCGCGCTCAGTACCAGATTCCGTGCCGATTTCCATTGCGAAAGAAAATTGCTGGGCATCACTTCACCTCGTTTGCGGTTTCAGTTGCGGGTTGCGCCGGCGCGTCCGTGTGGCTCGCCGTGGGATAGTTTGCGCGCGAAGGCGCGGGCTTCGCCGGCTTCAGGGCGGCCACGTCCGGCGCGAGCATCAGGATCGGCTGGCCCTGGCACACTTTGAGCGAAAGCACCCTGGCCCACTCGCTGGTGAGCACGCGGGTTGGAGTGGCGCTGAAGACATAAGAGAAATGGCCGTTCGAGATCCGGACGACTCCGGACTCGCCCGCGAGGGCCGCGCCCGCTGGGCTAAGCTGCACCTGCACAAAATCGGAAGGCGGCGTCATACATTTCCCCCGTTCGGCCCGTTATACTGCGCAATGCCGTTCACCAGCACTGTGATGGCAAAGGCCTGGTCGACCGGCCCTCCGCGATCCTGCACCTTGGAGACGGCCGTAAGTGTGAGCGGCATACTGAAGGTGCCGTCGCTGAGCGCCAGGCGCGCCCCGGCAAGCTGATTCACCGCCGCCTGCACCAACAGGAGCGTGCGGTAGCGTTCGCTGGCCTTCGACTTCAAACTCTCCACAAAGCAGATCACATCGAATGGCATCCCAGCTTCGTAGGTCAGGCGCTGATTGTCGCGCAGCGGGTTATATTCGCAGCCGCCGAACTCAACGCGCATGGCGGGCGACTTCAGCGCCAGCATTCCGTTCTCGTCGAAGTCTTTGCCGCCCAGCGCGTCGATGTCGATCCCGGCGGCGGGCGGAGGGTCAACAGGATGCAGCGCCAAATTATAGGCGGCCGGCATAGTGGAGTTGAGCAGCGCGATCAACGCAGACTCCACCTGGGTAACCATGAACTGTGAAGGCGCGCCCATCAGTTGCCCCCCAGTCCGGCCGCTTCAGAGCTGCGGCGAATGTAGCTCAAGACCAGGCCGCGAATGCGGCTGCGATCTTCCGGCCGGAACACAAGATAAGGCCGCGCCGGAATGTTCTGGTGGCGCTGGTGGGCGCTCACGCTGACTACCTTCTGATTGCGCGGGCCAAGGATAAGCCGCTGCCGGCCGCGCAGAATGCCTTTACCCAGCGAAGCCTGGTTCCAGGTGCGGTTGTGCTGCTTTACGCTCCTCGTGGCCGCGTCCTGCCAGATAGTGCGCGGGCCTTCGCCCATCGCCCCGCGATCGCGCGAGCCGAACTGATGCACGGCGGCGTACACAAGGTTTGTGCCAATGGTGACCTGGCCAGGTCCCGCTTCGGAGTGGATGGAGTTGAAGAGCCGGCCTGTGCGCCCAATCAGCAGCTTGTGCCTAGCGCCGTAGAATTTCGGGTCGCTGCGGATTGTCGATGGCGCGAGTGGCCTCCATGATCCGGCCGGAGAGCCTTTGCCGCGAAACGTGCGCGCGACCGAACCCATCATATAAAGGCCGATGGAGCGCATCAGTGGCTCGTCACCGCCGAGCGACAAGCGCAGCTTGCCCAACCCCACGCGGAGGTTGCTGTCGTCGATCTTGATGACATCCACGGCCATGGCTTAAACAAACCCTTCCAGATTGCGGTCGCTGAAGGCCAGATGCCGATCCTTCCGGCTGATGGTGGGGCCGCCCAGCGATGTCTGCGGCGTATCGCCCGATGGCTGGTCGAGCGATGCCCTGGCAGCGCCCACATCTTTCAAGAACGAAATGGCCTGATTAAACCGCGCCAGCACTGTCTCGCCCACATTGGTTTCGCGGCGCCGGCTGAAGAGTAGATACACGGCGATGTCGAGCGTGAGGCCTACCACGTCGTCGCTGGTTTGCAACGGCGTGGCATAGCGGTTGCGGCAGTAGCTGTCCACGCGGCCCGATGCTTCTTCAAGCGCGGCCGCAACGGTGGCCGTGTTGATATCGCCAGTGTCGGCGTCGTCCGTCAGATCGATCAGATCCTGATTGGTCAGGCGGAGAGGCGTCAACTGTGCTTGGGTCGCGTAGGCCATGGACACCCGGTGAAACAGTGAAGAAGTGAATAAGTGAAAAGGTGAACGGCGAAGCCCTACTTGACGGGCAGGACAACCTTGGACTTGAGCAGCGGCGCGGCGTGCTCGTCGCTGAGCAGTACGGTTTCGCCGCGGCGGAAGAGCTTGCCCGCCTTGGGTGTGTCGGCGTCGCTGTGGTGCAGGTTGGAGAGCACCATATATTTGCCCTTCGTTGGCTTGGTTGCGGTTGCGGTTCCGGTTGCCATCGTTTCTCTCCCTGGTGTGGATTTCTAAAGAAGGGGCGCGCCGGTTAAGAACGCGCCCCCGGTTGGTTCATCGTGTTGCTATGGTTTAGCCCTCGATGTCGCCAGGGATGGTACCCATGGTGAAGTTCGCGCTGGAGACGGCGGCAAGGATCGGGATGCCGGTTTCCTGCGCGGTGACTTCGAGCCCGTAGTACCAATCCACCGACTGCACATACGTCTTGGTGTCGAGATCCGGATCAAGGAATTCCAGCACTCCGTAGCCGTCGATGGTTCCCGGAGGTCCAGGCATCCCAGATCCCGCATCGCCCGCGCCAGGCCCCTTGCCGCCGGCCCACACAAACGTCTTGCCGCAGCTCACATCCTCGCGATCCGAGGTCGGCTTGCTGTAGCCCAGAAACGCGCTGTAGCCCCAAATCCACGAGGCCACGTTGTCTTGATTCATGGTGAGGGCGCTGGCCAGTACGCACTTGACGCCGAAAGCGGAGGTCAACTGCGCCAGGCTGATATTGCCGGCGGCGTTGGTGTACTTGAACCGCTCGACGATGTCGGGATGGTTGATGAGCGCCTGGTAAACCGGATCGCTCAAAATCAGCACCATCTCGGTATCCTGCACCGCCGCCTGGCGAAGGATGGCCTTGTAGGTACCCACTGCCACGATGGGATGCGAGGTGACAGTGGCTTCGGTGTCATCAGCCGGCGTGGTCAGATAGCTGTCCCACTGCGCGCCGCCGCTGAGCGTAACGCCATTGGGGAAGTTCGATGTGGAGAGCGCCATGGTGGCGATCTCCGACTCCCGCGCTCTCCGTATGCGGCCGATCAGATCGCCGGTCAAGTGCTGCTTTGTGCTGAAGCCAAGGCCCAGGCCGTAAGCCTCGGACTCGAACGGCACCTTGCCCTTGAGCGCGTGCGACCGGCAGAAGTAAGTGCTGGTCGAGTAGGACCGGCGAATCTCGGTTGCGTGGCCGCCCGGAGCGCGAAGCGTGGATCCGGGGACGCGCAGGTTGTCGCGGTTCCAGATCAGGTACTGATAGCTCTGGCGATCCACCGGAACCTTCGGAAAGATGAGGTCGCCCACCAGCGGCACGCTATCATCGGCGAATTCCTTCGCATAGTTGGCAAGCGCCACATTCAACGCACCCGCCGGCATAAGGCCTACATAACCGCCCATCGCTTCTTCCTCCTGTCCGCCTCAGGCGGAGTGAATTCGTGCAAATCGAAAACCGTCAAGCCGCCGCTTACGAGATGGCAGCGGGCGTGGGGCCGGTGAGCGAAACCTGATTCCAGGTGCCGTTCACCGCCTCAAGCAGAATGCCGTCGCCGATCGCGGCGTAGGTCACAATGTGATGTACTCCATTGATGCCAGAGGCCGGCGTGGTCACCGTATGCGCATGAGCCGTAGCCGCGGTGATAAAGAGCTTCGTCCCGTCCTGCGCAGGGGTGCTGGGCGCGGCCAGGGTCATCGCAAGGGCAGCGGCGCCATTGATGGCAGCCGTGCCGGAAGCCACGGGAATCGCGCCCGCGGCGGTGTAGTAAGTGACCGGGTCGCCCTCCAGTGTGAGCGCGGAGCCGAAAAGGCCCAACACAAACACGTTGGCGAAGCTGCCCGGCGAAACATAAGTCTGCGGCTCCAGCGCCACGGCGACCACTGGCTGGCCCGGCTGCGCCGGCACAAGCTGCCCGGCTGCATTGGTTGTGAGCAATTGCAGCGAGGTGACGGTCGCGCCGATCTGCGCTACGCACTGGCCGAACTCGACAACCTTGCACGGGTTGTAAGTGTTGACCGCGTCTTCATCGAGGATACCGACAGCGGGAGCAGCGGCGGCCGCGACGAGGGCGGCGTGGTATTGGTCGGTCCCGTAGGTCACGGCCAGGCCGCGCAGGTAACCGGTCACGGCTGCGGGCAGCAGCGATTCGGACGCCTGAACGCCCTGCGGACCTTTTGCTTCAACGTAGATGCTAGCCATGTGCCCTCCTGGGCTTCGTATTCAAAGTGTGCCGGGAGAATCGGAGCTTCCCGGCTGATTCCGCAGCGCCCCGCCGCCGCTGCCGCCCGGTTAGGCGGCACTCGGGTTCTTGCTAGACCTGGCCGCCGGTCGCCCTGGCCACAGTCAGCTCGGGCTGCTCTGACGCAATCTGCGTAAGCGCCTCCGCGAACGAAATGCCTTTGTCTTTCTGCCGTGCCTTGGCCGCGTCGGTCAGCGGATCGCCCGTGCCTGTATTGCCGCGCCCCGCAGCGCCCTCAACCATGCGTCCGCCTGGAACAATCTTCGGCAACCCTTCCAGGAAGAGAACAAGCGTTTCCAGCGGCGTTACCTTCTTCTTCGCTTCGCCCTCGCCGAACTCAACCGTGGTGGCCACCTTGGCCAGCTCGTCGAACACCAGGCGCAGGCCCTGCTTCTCGAACGCCGGGATCCACTTTCCAGCCGTCCTGAGCCTTGCCTCGGCTTCGATCGCGCGCTGCTTTACTTCGCCGCCGGCGAGAGCCAGCTCGCGTTCGGCAAATTTCGTGGTCTGTGTGGCGAGCTGCGTTTCGAGCGCGGTCACCTGAGCCTTCAGCGGGATAGTTGCCGCGGTGGCTGCTTCGGCGGCGACGCGCTTCACGTCGTCTTCGCTGAACGTCTTGGTCGCTGTGGACTTGCCGAACATCTCGGCGAAGAATGCCGAGACGGCTTCCTTCACCTGCTCGGCAACGGTTTTTTCGTTTGCCACTGTTCCATCCTCCTCGAAGTCCACCGCGATGAACTTCATTCCGTGATCGTCGAAAGCGACGTCCTGCAAACCCTTCACCTCAGGCGGCTGCGCGCCAAGCCATGCAACGTGGCGCAGTCCCGTGATGTTGCCCACGGCATCGCAATAGAACGCGGCCGAGCGCTTCTTGAACTTGCCCGCCTGGCGAGCTTCGTGAAACTTGGGATCCACCTGTTTTTCGCGCGCCAGCAGCTTATCGCCATCCACCATCAGGCCATCGATCCAGCCATACGCGGGCTTGTCGTCCGCCGGGTGGCCAATGGTTTCCGGCGCTTCATGGTAAGTCGGGTCGTAGCCGCGCGCCACGCGATGCAGATCCGCCGGCGTGATATTGCCCTTGCCGGCCGCCGTGTAATCGCCAGCGCGGAATATCTCGATCCACGGGCGCGGCGCTTCGGCGTGCGTCTGGCTGCTAGCGGTCTGGGTCGGGGTTGTCACTGCTGCCACCCTATCGGGCCGCATCCCCGGCCCGTGAGTTACATGAAACACTTGCGATAAATGAAACAGTTCTCAAAATCTCAAGCCGTTCCAGCCTGGCGGACGCGCGAATTCGGCGAGCACTGGCAGCCGTTCCAGGCCGCCTTCATCGCTGCCTTTGGGCGCGTCTTCCGGCAGCACCGGGATCACGGAGCATCGGCAGTTGAAGCCGTTGGGCGGGTAGATCCGCATCCACACCGGATCGATGGCCCGCGCGCAAAACCCGTCCAAAGCCGCATGGGCAGGCCTCACGCGCAAATCGCCCGCTGTCCAGTACTGCCAATAGGGCAGCGCGTCCAGCATGCCAGGCTCGCGCATCTGCTCAAGCCTGCCGGCGCTGTAAGCTTTGCCCGCATTGGTCTGAAACACCGTATCCAGCTCGAACGCCGCCAGCTTATCCACGCCGGCTTCCGTGGTTAGCTCGTCAACCGCATTATGGAAATCGTCGCGCGTGCCGCCCTTCGCCAGGATCTCGCCCAGCGCGTCGCGTATCTTCGCGATCAACCTTTCATCGCCGATGCCGGCCACGGTGAATGCATCGCGCCGGTATTGATTGGTGAGCCCGTCGAATAGATCGCGCGTCACCGGCGTCAGTGTGCGCAGATAGTCGATCGCGCCAGTTGGCGGCAAGTTGAAGCTGAAGCCCACGCCAAGCGTATCGCCCGCGATGGCCGGCGCGGCATCGTCTTCGGCGAAGGTGCTATGCCCGTGGCCCATCTGCGTTGAGAGCCGCATGGGCCGCTTCACGCGGCCTACGGCATATTTCGCCACATGGAGCCGCCCCAGCAGGTTTGCGCCGGCCAGGTTGCGCGCCAGCAGATCCCCGAGCTGCACCTGGGCATCTTCGTGTGTGGGTTCAGACGGCAAACGCGCTCCCGTTCACTTCTTCACTGCTCTCGCGGCGGCACAGCCGTAGCCGCAATCTGCCGCACCCGTTGTCTGAATATGCC